GTTGTAAGACAGACGGGAAGATGCATCGGTATTTCGTGGATCTCTTTATTCGAATGAAAGATGGAAGTTGTTATTTGATTGAGATCAAGCCAAAGAAACAGACAGTGCCTCCAAAGGAAAGATCACGTAAGACAAAAAACTATTTAAACGAAGTGATGACATACGCTAAAAATCTATCTAAATGGGAAGCAGCCCAAGCATTTGCACATAAAAGAGGAATGAAATTTCAAGTCTGGCATGAGGAAACTCTTCGCTCTCTTGGTATAAAGTTGCTAACATAGTTATAAATAGATTATAGAATGGCAGTTTCATACATAGACAAATTGCAGGCGACAGCATTTAAAGCTGGAGTTGAAAAGAACACGAAAAAATCTTTAGAGTGGTTCAAAAAAGAATTGCAAGGAATGCGAACGGTAAATCGTCAAACCTTGTTAAAGGACGAGAATTTAAAACTACGCTCTCGCCCTTTGCCTGGTCGTATGTTTATGTATTTTTATGACCCGAAACATAAAAAGACGCTACCTTATTATGATAGATTCCCTCTTATCTTTATGGTGGAAAAGGCAAAGGGTGGTTTTTATGGTCTTAACCTACACTACTTACCTCCAAAACAACGCGCAATCTTTTTTGATAGACTCACAGATTATTCTACAAATAAGAAGTATGATCTTACCACTCGTTTAAGATTATCATATAATCTTTTAAAGGGTGCTTCTAAACTTAGTATGTATGGCCCATGCTTTAAACACTATTTAACAAAACACGTTCGCTCTAATATAGTTGAAGTACCCGCAAGTGAATGGGAAACAATTTTATTTATGCCCACTGAAAATTTCAAGAAAAAGAACAAAAATCAGGTTTGGGTTGAATCACGTAAAATGATATGAGTCTTTTAAACAAAATAAATAAAACGATCAATCCTACAACGATTGATGATTTTAAATCTACTATTGGTAAGCATGGAGGATTGGCTAGAACAAATAGGTTCTTAATCTTTATGCGGCCACCACAACAATCAATACTTAACATTGATCTTGAAAACATAGCTATTACAGCTTTATCTGGAGATTTTAAAGCCTCTTCATTAATAAATGATCCAAGAGATATCGCGCTTTTATGTAATCGTTGCTCTTTACCGGGTAGACAAATACAAACACTTGATAATCCTTTTAATGGATTTGCGCAATCCATTAAGCATCCAACTGGTTATTTTAATGAAGACGTTGAGTTTGAATTCCATTTAACAAATGATTATTATATAAGAAAGATGTTTGATAAGTGGATGGGATTGCCAATTAATCAAGAAACGTATCTAAAAAATTATGATAGTGTTTATAAAACAGATATCACTATCCAACAATTAAATCAGAAGAATGTGCCAATCTATGGTGTAACTCTTCAAAATGCTTATCCTATTACTATGAATAGTATAGAATTAAACAATGAAAGTAGCGATGCAACACAACGTTTATCAATTACTTTTACTTATGATGACTTTAAACCTGCCGGAGGCATATCCTCAACTCTTGGCGGAATCAAAAACGCGATTGGAGGATTATTTAACTAACTAAAACTATTAAATTATTATGAATACATTACCAAAACTAGAAACACCGACCTATAGCACAACGCTACCTTCTACAGGAGAAAAGGTTGATTACCGTCCTTTTCTTGTAAAAGAAGAAAAGATTCTTATGATTGCCCAAGAATCAAATAATAATAGCGCGATGTTAAAGGCACTAAAAAGTATTATTAAAGCATGCACGTTTGAAAAGATAAATCCAAGTAAATGCACTACATATGATATTGAGTATATGTTCTTAAAGCTAAGAGCAGCAAGTGTAGGAGAAACAGCAGAAATACAATTTAAGTGTGAAGAGTGCGGAGAATACAACACTGTTGAAATAAATCTTAACGACATTGAAGTCGTATATCCTGAAAAGAAACCTGAAACAGATATAAAGCTTACAGATAACGTAGGTATAAAACTAAAAGAAGTTTCAGTTGATGAAGTTGAAACACTTAGTGACGTTACTAACGCAGAAAACTTTACTAAAGCGATTGCTGCTGTTATTGATGTAATATATGATGCGGATAATGTTTATAAAGTGAGCGAAACAAGTCCAAAGGAAGTGGCTGAGTTTATTGATAACCTAAGTCATACTCATCTTGAAAAAATTCAAGAGTTCATTGAAAATCAGCCAATGCTTAAGCACACCGTTAAATTTAAATGCTCTAAGTGTGGCCACGATAATGAAATCGAATTAGTAGGACTACAGAGTTTTTTTATCTAGGCCTTTCCCATGATTCTTTACAAAATCACTATCAAACCAACTTTTCTATGGTCCAACACCATAAATATAGTTTATCAGAGCTTGATAACATGCTTCCTTGGGAAAGGCAAATCTATGTTTCACTCTTAGATCAATATGTAAAAGAAGAAAACGAAAGAATAAGAAAACAAAATGGCTAATCAAATTCCATCAGATCCTGCTAATGAAAAGATTGCTGGTTTAACACAAGAGCAACTTAATGTTAGCCGTGGCCAATTTACTAAGATTAACGCTCAGAATGAAGCTCTTGGCGCGGTTATCTTAGAACTTGCCGCGTCCCAGGCACAGCAAGAGGATCTTGAAGCAAGGCAAATTAAGCGCGAAAAATTCTATCGTAGACGTGATTTTATTGTTAATCAAGTCGTAGCGCGGTTTCAAAGAGTAGCTGCTAAGAAAGCAGCAATTGCGGCTGAAAATCAAGCGGAGCGAGATTTAATCGAACAAGAAGCTCAAGTAGATAATGCAGTAGTTATAGCAAATAATTCAAGCACTATAAAAAAGTTAACCTTTTTAATGCAGCGTGACATTGCAAGACTATCTGACTTTATGATGGGCAATAGGCTTGCTGAAGAAGAAAATCGTAAAGAATTGCTTGAAGCTTTAAAAAGAGATGGAAAGGGAGGAGATTTACGTGGAGAGTTTAAGGAGAAAAAATATTCTGGATTCTTAAAAACGCTTGGTAAAATATTAATTGGCGTTCCTTTCTTTTTGATTGGATTCTTTCAGGGATATTTCCAACAGCTTGGTAAGATATTAAGAGGATTTTCCAAACCAGGTAAATTTATTGATGAAAAAGTGTTTAAAGGATTCTTTAGTAAACTAAAAACAACATTCATTGATGCATTTGGAAAAATTAGAACTTTTATTGGTGGTAAGTTTTCTGCACTATTTAAGAGCATTTCAAACAATAAAACAATAAAAAGCATTAGTAGTTTTTTTAGTAAGATTTTTAACAATCCTAAAACACAAAAAGGTATAAGCGCTTTAAAAACTATAGGTGAAAAGGTAGGTGGTTTTTTCACAACGATTCGTGAAAAAATTACAAAGAGTAAAGGCTTTGTAAGATTCTTAAAGTTTGCAAAGAGTGCAAAGGCCTTGGGCAGTGTGTTTGGAAAATTATTCCTTCCCCTAAATATAATCATGGGTGTGTTTTCTTTCGTAAAAGGATTTATGAAAGGAAAAGAAGAAGGTGGAATTATTGAAGGAATTAAACAAGGCCTATTTAGTCTTTTTGATACTATTATTGGTAGCGTGGGCGAATTAGGAGCAAACATAGCGTCCTTTGTTTTAAAATTTCTTGGGTTTGACAACGCGGCTGAAGCGGTTAAAGAAAGTTTTAATATGTCTATAAATGCTGTAAAGAATGTGTTCGGAGGACTTATAGATCTTGTAAAAGGCATATTTACATTAGACGGCACCTTAATCATGGAGTCTCTTGGCAAAATTTGGGATGGCATTAAAGATGCATTCATGGCTGGCCCAACCGCCTTTATGGGACTAATAAAGGATATATTCGGTGGAGGTGAAGAAGAAGAAGGTGGTGGCTTAGTAGACAAAATTAAATCAGTTTGGCAAAGAATCCAGGAATTCCTTTCAGCGCCTCTTGAAAAAATTACTGGATTTCTTAATAAGTTAAATCCATTTAGTAAAAGTAATGAAGAGATCCAGGCGGAAATTAAAAAAGAACAAGCCCGCATTGATCGTTCTCAACAAGGAGACAATGAGTATTTTGGCAGAGAAGAAAAAGGGCGTGCAAAATCTGTAGCAAGAATTGAAGAATTAAGAGCAAAGCTTGCGCAAAATGGTGCTGAAATGGCCGCAATAGAAAAAGAAAATGCAGACATGAAAGCTCAAAGCAGTGGAGGTAGTCCAACGATTATCAATAACAATTATCAGGTCGATAATTCACAAACAAACACTGCAACCACGTTCCATCAAGGAAATATGATGGATGAAGGTTTAGTAGGAGCATATTAATAAAAAAAGGAGTGGCCATAAAGACCACTCCTTCTAGTTAGTTTTTTAGTTTAAACTCTACGACTGGGCTAGGCGTGCAAAATACGACAAAGTCGATTCTGGATCCTCATCACCTCCACTATCACTTGGACCATCATTATCGTCGATTGGCGTATCAACTGGAGTTGGCGCATCAAGTGTAGGTTCCTTAGTGATATTCATTTCGACCGTTTGATTAGGTGTAAATGTATTTGCTACATCTGCTTCACCAATCACCTCATAAAGTTTCTTCTTCAACTCTGCATAAGACTTATAGCTTTCAGCATCAGTGAATTCACTTAGCTTATAGAGTTTATTGTAGATTTCTTCAAGGCGAGTTTCATCACCATCAAACAATGCAGAAGGAGCATCAAATTCAGACTTATCGTAGTTACGATATCCTTCAACTTGACGGATCTTAAGCTTGAAGTTTGCACCACCCCAGAAATCGAATGGATTAACTGGAGTTTCATCTTGGAATTGTGGTTGCATCACATCCATGATTTTGTCCATGATTTTCTTACCGTACTCATAAAGGAATACCTTACCTTCATTTTCAGGATTAGCAGAATCAGAGATAACCAGAATATTTGAGACATGGTGTAGACGACGCTTGCGTTGACGAGCAATTTCTTTATCTTCATCACGACCTGAATTCCAAAGTTGTGAATTGAGTTCAGAAACAGGATCCTGTTGGCCAATTGACGTCAAAGACTTTTCAATGTACCAACGACCAGTGCTACCTTTGAAGCCATGATCCCAATAACGTACCCATGGAAGTTCTTCACCCTCACCTGCTGGTAAAAAGCGAATAACAGCGTAACCATTTCCGGCTTTATCGACAGTAGGCTTCCACATGCGATCATCGCCATAGGATTTCTTTTCACCGTCTGAAGAAGAAGCAGCTACCAACTTAGAGATAGCAGCTTCACGATTTTGTTTCAATGTTTGGAACGACATATATTATTTTGTATTTTATTTGTATTTCAGTGTATAACAACGTATTATTTGTATAAGTTTAGTACTCCTAAACCGATTGTTATTTATATATTATACAATAAGTTTATTATTGTGTAAAGGTATTAAGTATTCTTTCCTTCATTTTGGTATGAGGTAAAGACATTTGCATCATGATCAATTTGTATTTAAGAAGTAGATCAATCTGTGTGGTATTAATCCCAAGAGGATCACTTAGATCACTCTTCAGGCGATTGAGAAAGTTGACCATTATATCTACCAGCACTACCGATTCAAGCTGAATCTCGGCAGTCCTGAGTGCTTCAAGAAGAGGATTAGTCGATTTATCTGTAGATGGTTTACATAATTCATCAAACGAATAGCTTTTTTCTGCCATAAGTTTCATGTCCTGTGAAAGCATATATGTTAGTTTATCGTATCGAGCAAGATATTCATGATAGACTTTTTCTGACATATCGCCGATCCAAGCACTTGGATTTTGGATAAGATTAGAAGTAAAGTAATGAATAAGAGTTTCTTTCTTATACTTTCGAGAGAGTTTCTCGAAAAAGTATCTATCGCGTCGTCGCTCAAACGTATCCTGTCGAACCGCGGTTTTAAAATTATATTTTACTGCATCGTAATTTGAAGTAAAGTGAAGTTTTAGAGATTGATATATTTGATATGTTTGATAACCGTTCATTCTACTTCAACTTCATTGCCTTCCTTTACACCAGAATACATGATACCAGCTTCGGACATTTTCTCGATGACTTCTTCGTAGAGCTGTTCAGCAAGATAACCTTTCACCTCTTCTCCCGCAAAATATCGCTTATCTTTATCATAGTAATATAATGTTACATCATCACCATTATCATCTTGATTCATAACAATGACATATTTGTTTCCATCATATTCAACGGGTACATTCCAAATAACTTTGGTATATGTTATATATGCGTCTCTGAGTACTTTGATTTTTTTCATAATTTATTCAATCACGTCGATTCCGTTTTCTTTCATTACTTCGGTAATATTCTTACCATTGACTTTAAATGCGATATAGCAATAACTTGAGTTTCCAACTAAATCTCTACATGCTTTTGCTATTGTATTATAGCGAACGCCATCAACATAATAACCATCTTCTTTTAGAGTTCCTTCCACGGCTTTGAACCGTTTCCATGTGTCGATAGTTAATTTGGTTTCGCCAATCTTATCATAGAGTTCTCTCTCAAGCTTTGCCCAAGAATTTGATTGACGTGCTTTCTTCACTTCTTTGATTTCTGTGTATTCGCCTAAATCGATTTCGTTCGATTCATACTTTAGACTATCAATGATATTTGTTACAGCGTCAACGAGTGATAGGTCTTCATCTAAGATCCATTCTCCTGCGTAAGGTTGTCGAATATTATGAATGAGTTTTTCTACATCACTCGCAACTTCCTCTTTGAATTCCCATGCCTTCACTACGACATAACCGAATGGCATAATTGTACTTGCGTCTCGCTTAAGTTGTCCTTCTCTAATAGGTAACTTATCGCGCGATTGAGTAATTCCCACCTTCTTTCGATTCTGAATATCTACTTCTTCTAGCGGATCATATGGTTGACCAATGTATAACACATGTTTCATATTATTAAGGCCACTCTGTCCCGCAGTATTCGCTAAGAGTCTGTTCATGTTGTTTGGAACCAATATCGGCTGCATTAAAAACATAATCGAAGAGCCAGTCCTTCGCGTGTTCGTCAGACTCAAAACCAGTCATCCAGTTATTGTCCTTTGCTTTTTCCCAAAGAGCATCGAAGTATTGATCTTGA